AAGGTTCTTCTATTAATACTACTAATTGTTCAAGTGATATAATATCTGGGTCTATTGAAACAATAACAAGTACATGTAATATAGTTAATGATTGTGAAGCTTATATAGTTATTGGTGATTTTACAGCTATTACTAATATTTATAGTTCAGTAGGTTCTAATTTAGATCTTGATCTCACAGGAACAATAGGTATCACTACTGAATTTGATTCTTTATTAGATGTAGGAGTTGAAGGATTAATTCAAATTGAATCAGAGGTTATTGGTGTTATAAGTTCTGGTATAGTTGAACTTTTATCAAGTTCTACATTTAGTATTAGTATAGTAGATTCTAATTTAGAATTCGGGATAGATGAATTATTATATGGAACTAGCATTGTCCAATCCTTAGGAGTTGGTGTTTTAGTCATTGGAGATAATGAAGAATTAATAGGATCATCTAATGTTATTACTTCTATTCTTAGTAATTTAGATACTGGAGATAATGAAGAATTAATAGGATCATCTTATATTACTAGTAATATTATTGGATCTTTATATATTGAAATATTAATTGTTGGTTCATCTAATGTTGTTACTTATATTCTTAGCAATTTAGATATTGGTGAAAATGAAACATTAAGTAGTATATCATCTTCATTTACTAATGTTGATTCCATTTTAGTTACTGGTGATAATGAAGGATTAACAGGAACTTCTAATTCAACTACTGAATTTAGTTCTAATCTATTGGTTGGAGAAATTGAAGAATTATCAGGTACTTCTAATTCAACTACTGAACTTAGTTCTTTTATAGTATTTGAAGAAATTGAAGTATTATCAGCAGTAATAAATATAAATACAAATATTGATCTTAATTTTGATTTAGAAGTTGGTGATAATGAAGGATTAACAGGAACTTCTAATTCAGTTACTGATATTATTGGTTCCTATATAGTGGTGCCTGAAAGTGAAATATTATCAGCAGTAATAAATATAAATACAAATATTGATCTTAATTTTGATTTAGAAGTTGGTGATAATGAAGGATTAACAGGAACTTCTAACTCAATTACATTTATATATACTTCTACTATAGTGACTGGTGTTACTGAGATATTAACTACAACAAGTGAGTCAGTTTCTGATATAGACGGTGATTTAACTATTACATAAGAACATATTATAAATAGTCCATCTTATTCCACAGACTTTAAACTTAAAGCATCTAGTCTGTATGCTTAGGAGATATTATGGTATATAGTAAAAAGTTCGTAGCAGTAATCAAATGTAATGGTAAAATTCTTAGAGAAACATCTAAAGATAATGATGTTATCCTTCCTTTCGGAGCAGAGTATTCTATCCTATTAAAAAATCTTGATCATAGAAGAGCAGTAGCTGAAGTTTCTATTGATGGAGTTGATGTGCTGGTTGATGATGGATTTATTCGTATTAAGTTTGGTTTTGAAAGACAATTAGAATCTACTACAACTTGGATAACAAATCATACTTACCCAACAGTATATAGATCTTTCTACCATGAAAGTGATATAAAATATGGTGGGTTTAATGTAGGTCCAACTTGTGGTGATAATATAGAACCATTAGCAACAGCTAATATTGAAAGTAATGTTACTATGGATAGTCTTGGAGCAAGTGCAGTACCTCAAGTTGAAGAAGGTATTACAGTTCCTGGATCTGAATTATCACAAGATTTTAATTCAACTCATGTTGGTACTATTGAAAATCATGATACTATTATCATTAGATTAAAAGGTACTGATAAAATAGATGTTCCTGTAAGGACTCCTCTATTTGTTTCAACTAAGAAAGAATGTCCTACTTGCGGAACTAAATCAAGATATGGGACAAAGTTTTGTAATGAATGTGGTACTAATATTCAAGCATAAAAAATAAAAAGATGGACTATTGAGGACCTAATTAAGTAGATTAGGTCCTCATTTTTCCGTAATTATAACCAATCATATAAAAAAATAAGAACAAAATAAAAAGCTAAGGTAGATACATAATGATCACTAAAGGAGTTATAGAATGGAAGATAAAAAGATTAAAGAACCAGAAACATTAGTTGTGAATATTGATGATAATTATGGTAGCTCATGTATACAAGATTCAGTTAATGGTGTAGATAATAAGGCTAGAAAACCAGAAGGATACGTTGAGATATTTTCTATTGATAAAGATGGTAAAAAACAAAAGGTAGGGAAAAGTAATTTAGTTCTTTTTACTGGTAGAGAATGGATAGCTTCTAGGATTTGTAATATTAAAAATCCTGGGATAGATCAAGATGAAACTGAATATATAAATTGGTTTGGATTAGGAAATGGAGGAACTCCTGCAGGAGATCCATTAAATCCTAATGTACCTGTAAATACAGATACTGATTTATCAAGTGAAATTCCATTACATGCAACTGATACTAGTTGTGCAGATGAAAGAAGCGGACAATTTTATAAACATCCATTTGATTCAATAGAGTTTCAACAAGATGCATTAAATGATGATAGTTGGTTGATTTTAAAAGTTACTACAACTATATCAGTCGATCATGCTAATGGTTATAATTTAAATGAAGCTGGTTTATTTACATCAAATAGTAATGTTGGTGGATCTGGTGGTCCATTCAACATATTCAGTATAGTTACATTTCCTAGTATTGTAAAAGATGATACTAGGCAATTAGTATTTTATTGGTATTTATATTGTCCGTTAAGGGAGGAAACATTATGGCAAGTCCAATATCACCAGGTGTATATACTACAATTACTGATTTAAGCGCTTATGTAGGTGCTGTTCCAAGTACTATTGGTTTAATAAGTGGTATTACTAAAAAAGGTGAAGACAACGTTTTAAAATTTATTGGTGGAAGATCTGAACTTATTTCTGAATTTGGTGAACCTAATATCACTGAGTATGGAAAAAATTATGGTCAAGGTATGTATTGTGCATATAATTATTTAGGAGAATCAGGTTCATTATTCTTTATTAGATGTATGCCTGATGATGCTGCATATTCTAATATCAGAATTGTTGTAGATTTATCTACTACTGATTCAACTGCTGAAGTTTCACTAGATTATATTCAATCTAGTGATATTAATTCAATGCTTGAATTAAGAACCAAATTAGCAACTACAGGAACTACTTTTCCATTAGCTATTCTTTATCCTATTGGTCGTGGAGAATATTATAATGCATTAAGTGTTAGATTAATTGCTCATGCAAATCCAATGTTAATAGGAATTTATGTTCTTGATGTATACGAAAAACAAGATGATGGCAGTGAAGTTATTGTAGAATCATTTGAAGTTTCATTTGATCCTAATACTAAAGATAGTTCAGGAGATTCAATTTGGATTCAATATATCTTAAATAATTATTCAAGTGTTTTAAGATGTGAAATGACTACTGATGGTAAAGATACTATGTCAAGTGGTTATAATACATTAATAAAAATATATGATAAAGAATTAGGTACTGTTACAGTTGAAGAAAGTGCTGGTAATGCATCTCTAACTGATACTAAACAAGATTTTAATGATTGGACATCCACGTCTTATCCTTATGAATATTGTATAGAAGCTACTGACCAAAGAGGTAATAAATTAGAAGGTTGGTTAGGTGGTTTAAATGTAGAAGAAGAAAGTATTGAAGTATATAATTCTAGATTAGTTGGTGGTTCAAGAGATTGGATTGGAGATATCTCATTATTTGACAATACTGGAGAAATTACCTATACAGTCAAAAAAGCATTAACTTCTGTAGGGACAGCATTTGCTTCAGCAGAACCTATTCCTTTAAAGAAAGGTAGTGATGGTAGTCTTTTAGAACCTAGTGGTGATTTAAATACGAATACTGCTACACAATTATTATCACAAGGTTATTTAGGACAACTAACAAGTAAAGAAGATGGTTCTAGCTCTGTTGATGATATACTTGACCAAGAAAATATATACTTTTCAATAGTATATGATTGTGGTTATCCTACTGATGTTAAAACTAGTATTTCAACATTAGTACAAACTAGACGTGATTGTGTTGCTATTATGGATAATGGAGATAATTCTTCATATACTAATGCTATGGCTAAACGTCTTGATGTACATACATTTAATAATTATTTCTGTTCTATTTATGAAGAATATAATAAAGTATATGATTCATTTACTGGACAAGATGTATGGTTCTCACCAGTATATCATATGTCATATCTATTACCTAGAAACGACAATGTATCTGAGATTTGGTTTGCAGCAGCAGGATTTAATAGAGCATCAATTGATACAATTAAAGAGCTTAGATTTAATCCAAGATTAGGTCAAAGAGATCAAATGTATCTAAAACAATTAAATCCAATTGTTAAGTTTAATCCTGGTTATACTAACTGGGGTCAATTAACTTCTCAAGCAAGACCAAGTGCACTTCAAGATTTAAATATTGTAAGACTTGTTCTTTATTGTAAAAGAGCTCTTGAACAATATTGTAGATATTTCATTTTTGAACAGAATGATGCTATCACTTGGGGTCAGGTTTCAGGTGGAATAATTCAATTCTTAGATGATATTAAATCTAGAAGAGGATTATATGGATTTAGTGTTGATGTAGGAGCAACTCCATATGAAATTAAAACTAAAACTTTTCATGTTAATGTTACTTTAGAACCTACTAGAGTAGTTGAAAAAATTAGTTTAAATTTCTTCATTAAATAATTAACAAACAGGGAATAGAAGACTTTAACATATTCTATTCCCTGTATTTTCCGTTTACACGCTGATATAGTATTTTAGTAAGAACATATATTAAATCATACAGTAGTATGGGTAATTAATTAATTTTAGGAGGAAGTTATGAGTTTAATAGAATATGATGAATCAGTAGAAAGTTTGAAAGAAGCATTTAATTTATTTTCAGAATTAGCAGAAGGTGGTAAAGACGGACGTGGAAGTAAAACTAAAGCATTACAAGCAAGAAAACTTAGTATGCAATTAGGTAACCAATTAAAAGATTTCCGAGCTCTTTCTATTTCAAATGATAAATCAAAATAATTTTGTGTTAACTCCCTATCTTTAGATAATATCAATAGGTAGGGAGTTTAATCCGCTAACATTTTTATCTAACTAGTTAACATTATATTTAGAACAAAATATAAAGAATACAATAATCAGGACTGTATTATGAAGTTTTTGAAAATAATAAATTTCTTAGAATAAATCGAATATTTAAATAACATCACCCTGATGATTTTTGTAATTAGAAAAAAAATTAACGTGGAGGAACAAAATATGACTTTAAAAAACGCTTTTACACAAGTACAAAGTAATATTCTATCAAGACGTTGGGGTGGGCATACTACTGGAGTAGCAGATCCATATATTACTGGTTATCATCACATATGGTTTGATAGAATGCCAAATATCCCATTTGATAGTGAACCTGTAACAGGTGGGTTAGATAAAACAGAAACACCATTAATTTTAGCAGCAACTTGTACTGGTGTTACACCTCCAGGTGGTACATTAAATAAAGTTGAGTTCACTGGACTTGGTGGAGTAAAATGGGCTGTACCTGGAAATTTAGATTATGGTAATTCAATATCTATAAAATTTCAAGAAATGCAAGGTTTACCTGTAACTACTATTATGCATAGATGGGTAAAAATGATGAGAGATTATAGAACAGGTATTGCTGGAGATCCATTAACAGATAGTGCTGATCAAGCTTCATCAACAGCTTATACTAAAACAAATTATTCAGCAGTTTTATATTACTGGACAACTGCTCCAGATGGAAAAACTATTGAATATTATGCAGCATATGATGGGGTATTTCCAACTAAAGATCCTGCTGATTTATATGCTAGTGATGTTGAAAGTATTGGTAAATTAGATGTTGAAATTGAATTTAATGTTGATTATGTGTGGCATGAACAATGGGTTCATGATAAAATTTCTTCTATGTTTATGAGTAGACTTGATGACAGTAAGAAGAATATCTATGGGTATGGTAGACAATTAAAATAATAATTATATATACAAAATGAAGCATCTGATTATGAAGTGATGCATCTAGTTACTTTAGGTGAAATGCCTGAAGAAAAATTTAATCCAGAAGCTGAAGCAGTAGTTTGGGAATGTTTCAAAAGAGATATGGTTAGATCTTTTGATTATTTTGTTGAAGAAGGATATGATGAAGAAGATATAGATAGAATTATCTTTGAAATGGAACCAATTAGTGAAGTTGGTTTAAGTTCTGCTTTACCTATAATGGAACTACATCAACATAATGGTTATTTTGATGAAGTCCTAGAAGAATGGGGCAAAGAAACTTTAGGTGATAAAATTGAGAAAAAGAGAAAAGCATATGATAAAGCTTCTCAAAAAGCGTCTAAAAAACAAACAAGAGATTGGATTAATAGTAGTAATAAAAGAAGAGTTAAAAAAATATTTGGTCGTGCATCAAAAATGGATAATATCAAAACAGGCGTTGAAGATAAAGCTATTAAAATTGGTGGTAAATGGGTGGCAAATAGTGCAATAAGAAGAAAAAGAATAGAAAAAGGTAAAGGAAGTATAATTGATAAGGCTAAAACAGGAGCTGAGAATTTAGTTGGAAAAACTGGCTTGGCAGTTAGTAAGGTAAGACCAAGTACTTATGCAGGAGTTCAAGCTGCTGCAATTACTGCTGGTGCTGGATATCTTGGATATAAACTTTATAAAAAATTAAAAGAAAAATTTAGTAAAGAAAAAGATCCAAAGAAAAAAGCAGCTCTAAAAGTTAAAATGGCTAAAGCAAAAGCTAAGAAAAAATAACTTTTTTATAAATATATAAATAGTCGGGCTTTTTAAAGAGTCCGACTATTTTTTTTCATGGTTGGAGGTTTTATGACTAACATATCAAATTCTTTATTGTTTCTTAATATTGCTAGAAATACTATATATGAAATATATGAAGAAAAAGAATTAAAATATTTTATTCAAAATGAAGCTTCTGATTATCAAATTATGTCAATCCTTATTAATAATAAAATTCCAGAAGAAAAATATAATATAACCCAAGAATATAAATTATGGGAATCATTTCAACAATTAGTTTATGAAAATACTAATATTAAATCATTACAAAAAATAGTTGTTGAAATGGGTCCGATATCAGAATATAATATATCTTCAACAAAACCTATATTAGAATTTTTGCTTGAAGATCAACCAAAATATGTGCAAGGTTTATTTAATAAATTAAGTGCTATGAAAAAAACTGCTAAATCAACATTAAAAAAAGGAACAGATGCTGCAACTAAATTAGCAGCTGATACTGCTAGTAAAGGCACTATGGGAAAAATAGCTGTCGGTAT